TCGGCGGCGGGGGCTGCCATGTCTGAGGATTGGGCCGCAGTCGCCGCCGAGGTTGAGGCCGCTATTCGCTCGGTCGGCGACATCACCCAGCCGGACGGCTACCCCGCCGTGCTGCGCAAGATGGTCGAGACCGATGGCGATCCATACGACCCAGACGCTGGCACCATCGCGCCGGCCTACACCACGATCCGCATCCTTGAGGACAATCGCCGCATCCGCGACGCCACCGGCACGCTGATCGACCGCGTCGACCACGTCATCACCGTCGGGACCGGCTCCGGTGTCGTGCCGGCTGACGAGGACATGATCGCGATGGGCATCACGGCGGAAGAGGCATCCGATACGTCGGACTGGATCGGCATCGACAACATCGTCACCACGGCCCCCGCAGGGATCGCGCTGATGTACGAAATCACGCTGGCACGCTGATGGCCTATCGCGACGTGATCGAGGCCCTGCTGGAAAGCTTCGGCGAGGCGCTGAAGGATGCCTTCCTGGAAGCGATCGACGACATCCGGAACGGTGTCACGCTGCGGATCGTGGTCGAGCGGCTGGAGCGGGGCGACATCGCCGGCGCGGTGGAAGCCATGAACCTCGACCCGATCGCTTTCGAGCGGCTGGAGCGGGTCATGACGGAAGCCTACAACGCTGGCGGCCAGGCAGAGGTCGGCAACATCCCGACGCTGCGCGATCCGGACGGCGGGCGGGTGATCTTCCGGTTCGGCGTCCGCGATACAGAGGGCGAAGCATGGCTTCGGGATCATTCCTCGCATCTGGTGACCCGCATCGTCGCCGACCAACGCGAGGCGATCCAGGCGGCTCTCTCCGAAGGGCTCGAGACGGGCCGCAATCCCCGATCGACCGCGCTTGACGTCGTCGGCCGGGTGGATCGGTCCACCAATCGCCGTACCGGTGGCATAATTGGGCTCACCGCGCCCCAGGAACGTTATGTCGCCTCCGCGCGCGCCGAACTACTCTCCGGCGACGAAGCGCAGCTGAGGGCGTTCCTTGCCCGCGAGCGGCGCGACAAACGCTTCGACCGAACCGTGCTCGCCGCGATCAAGTCCGGGAAGCTGATTCCCGCCGCCGATGTCGATCGCATCGTGGCCCGCTATTCCGACCGGCTGCTGGCCCTCCGCGGGGAGATGCTGGCGCGCACCGAAACCATGACGACGTTGTCGCGCGGCCGCTACGACGCGGTGCTGCAGCAGATTCAGTCCGGCAAGATCGATGCCCAGGACGTCACGAAGCTGTGGCGCTCGGTCGGGGACGGCCGCGTCCGGCACACCCATCGATCGCTCAACGGCAAGACGGCTGCTTTCGATCTGCCGTTCGTGTCGCCATCCGGCGCGCTGCTGCGCTATCCGGGCGATCCGCAGGCGCCGGGCAGCGAGACCGTCGGCTGCCGCTGCTGGCTCACATACAAGATCAGCTACATCGACGCGCTGGTGAGGCGCCGGGAGGCAGCGTGATGCTCGAAATCCTGCAGTTCGTGTTCTCGTCGTTATGGGTCTTCGTCGGGACCACCATCCTGCTATCGATCGCGGTCAAAGGTGCCGTCTGTATAGTGGCATTGATCGTCGCGGGCGTCCGCGGCGGAAACGTCAACATCAGCTGATGGCAACCGTTTCCTTCGGCGCACACATCGAGGAATGGGTCCGCGACGTCGAAGGCGCGATGGAGGCTGTGTTCCGCGAGAGCGTCAGCGACCTCGTCGGGGAGATGAACGAACTCGTCACCCGGCTGGTCTACAACGGCGCGGTCTCGCCGTCGGGCTACATCCGAACCGGCTTCCTGCGCGCATCGCTCGTCGCATCGACTACGGCCATGCCGGCCCTGACCCGATCCAACCCGGGCGGATCCTTCCCGGTCGCGCCGGACCAGATCGAGGCGGTGATCTCCGGCGCGGACCTCGGCACCACCATCTACCTCGGCTACACGGCCGAATACGGCGCCTACGTCCACTACGGGGCCAACGGCCGGCAGCCGCGCCCGTGGGTGACCATGGCGGCGCAGCGGTGGTCGATGATCGTCGATGCGAAGGTCGCGGAACTGAAGGCGAAGCTCGGGCTCTAGTCGACCGGCGGCAGATCCTCGCCGGCCTGGCGCTTCGCCATCCTCATCAGGGCAGCCATCGGGCCGGTCATCGCAATGCGGAGCGCTTCCTTGCCCTCGGGGGTGACGGCGCCTCTCGCCTGTTTTGCCTCGACGATCTGCTGCAGCCAATCGTGAAGCTTGGCCTCGATTTCGTCGTCAGTGAGCGGGTCGCGTTCGGCCATTGCAGGAACGGATAGCACATGGCGATCGAGACCGAAATCATGCTGGCGCTCCGGGCCCGGCTCGTCTCGTTCGCCCAGGCGCAGTCCCTGCCGATCGCCTTCACGAACAAGAGCTTCAAGACGCCGAAGGGCGGCAAGTTCCTCCGCGAAACCTTCGTGCCGAACATCATCGACCGGCAGTATCTGGCCTCGGATGCCCCGCAATGGCACCGCGGGCTCTACCAGGTCGACGTCATGTGGCCGCACGACGACGGCGAGACTGCTGCGCGAGAGGTGGCAGGCGACATGGCGGCGCACTTCGCCACAGACCTCAAGCTGACCAGCGGCACGACGACGGTGCGGATCACTCAGCGCCCGGAAGTGGCGGGCATGCTCGTCGACGAGACCCAGACCATGATCCCCGTGACCATTCGCTGGGAAGCGCTGGCCTGACCCTTCCAATCCACAGGAGACATCGGATGGATATCATCTACACCGGATCGCGTCTGCCGAAGGCCCTGAAGGGGCGAGGCGACACCAAGGCGATCAACCCGGTGCACTTCACCGTGCCGGAAGCCGACGCGAAGACCGTCTATCTCGACGGCGACTTCCCGAAGGTCGCGCTGGCCTACCGGGCCCTCGGCATCCCCGTGAAGCCGCTTTCCGATCTCACCGCCGCGACCGGCGCCGCCAAGAAGGAAGCCTGACCCATGGCGACTCACGCAGGAGCAAAGTTCTACGTCTGCACCACCCCGCAGCCGGAGGATCTGACCGCATCGGAGTTCGAGACGCTGACCTATGTCGAGGTCAAGGGCGTCGGGTCCGTCGGCGAGCGCGGCACGGCGACCAACATCGTCAGCTACGACGAGCTTGCGACCGAGGTGACACAGAAGGGCAAGGGTATCTCGAATGCCGGCGACCCGCCGATAGAGTGCCGGCGCATCCCGTCGGATCCCGGCCAGGTGGCCATGCGCGCCGCAGCCCTGACCCGGTACCAGTATGCGTTCAAGCTGGAATATGCCGACGCGCCGGACGAGGACACGACCAACACGGTCTGCTTCAACCGCGGTCTGGTGACCGGGCCGACGACGCCGGCCGGCCGCAACGAGGACTTCATCCTCGAGGTCTACACGCTGGCGCTCAACCAGCGCGAGGTCATCGTGAACCCCGAAGCGATCGTACCGTAAGGGACACTCGTCGATGGCCCTCCTTCATATGGGCGGGCGCTTCTTCGTGTGCCCTCAGCCTCAGAACCGGGAGATCGGCGCGTCCGTCTTCGGTTCACTGACCTGGATCGAGGTGGCCCGGGTCGGATCGATCCCGGCTTCCGGCATCACCACCGAGTTCCAAGCCTCCGCCAGCGCCCTCACCAGGGTCAACGCCAAGGTGAAGGGCGCGTCGGACGCCGGCGGCGGTCCGCTCGAATGCGCCATGGTGCCGAACGACCCCGGGCAGATGCTTCTCCGCGCGATCGGGGAGCCCGACAACTTCAACGCCTACGCCTTCAAGCACGAGCATCCGGACTCGGGCCTCGTCAGCTACAACCGCGGCTTCGTCGCCGGGCCTCAGCGCAATGGCGGCCGGGCAGAAGACTTCATCCTCGAAACTTTCGAACTTGCCTTCGTGCAGGTCGAGATCGTCACCTACGAGAGCGCCTGATGGATATCTCCAAAGTCGTGAACTATGAGGCCACGCACTGCCTCGACCTCGTCGCCCCGGGCTCGGAAGAGCCGGTCGGCATCGTCTTCGAGATGCGCTCGGCCGAGAGCGACGAGGCTAAGAAAGTCCAGCGCAAGCACATCGACGCGATCTACGAGCGCCGGCAGCGGGGCAAGCTCATCAAGGGCAGTTCCGAGGTCGAGCGCGAGATCGAGCGTGTCGCCTCCTGCATCGCCTCTTGGGATTGGGGCGATCACGACTGGAAGGGCGCGAAGCCTGAACTGTCGATGAAGACTGCGGTCGAGGTGCTGACCGAGGCCGGCTGGATCTACGGCCAGGCCAAGGAGGCGTGTGACACCGTCGCAAATTTTTCGACGGTCTCGGCGACGGACTGAGCGAAGCGGTCCGGCTCCATATCCGCTACGACACGCCGGATCACAACGGCGAAACCCGGCGCGCCCGCAACGAGCGCTTCGGGCAGGAAAGCCCCGAACCGGACGTATCGGAGGAGGGCGCCTTCATCTGGAGCGCCTTCTGGCAGGTCTCTGCCTTCCGTGGTCGCGACATGGGCGACCCGCTTCCCATCACGCCTCGCGATATCCGGGAGTGGTCCGAAGCCACGGGGTCGATCCTGAGGCGCGAGGAGGCCGCCATCCTGCTGCGGATGGACGGCGCCTTTCGAGAGGCATGGGCGGCTGAGGCTGCCGACCAGCAGGCCCGGCGTGAGGCCGAGCGCAAGCAGCGATAGAGGTAGATCAGCATGGCCAATATCGCGACGCTCGGCATCGCCGTCGATAGTGCGCCGGTCGATAAGGGCACCGCCAGCCTCGGCAAGTTCGCAGGCGCGGCGCGTCAGGCAGAAGCCGCGGCGAACGGCGCCACGTCTTCGTCCCGCGCGCACTCCACCGCGTCCGTCGCTGCTGCCCGGGCCGTCTATGCCGAGGCCGCAGCGTCGCTTGCCGCGGCGCGAGCATCCGGCACCGCCAGCAAGGCAGACATCGCGGCGGCCATGGCGGCGAAGAACAAGGCCTCTGCGGCTCTTGCCGCGGCTCGGGCATCCAACGCGATGGAAGGTGCTTCGCTCGCGATGGCGCGCGCCGCATCAGCCGAGGCTCGCGGTCTGGACGAGGCGACACGTGCGCAGAACATGCACGCCCGCGCTGCGAACCAGAACAGCCAGTATATGCAGGGCGCCGCAGCGAACGTCGGCAACCTGGCGGCGCAGTTCCAAGATATCGGCGTGACGGCCGCCATGGGCATGTCGCCACTCCAGATCGCGCTCCAGCAGGGAACGCAGATCAGCGCCGTGCTCGGTCCGATGGGGGCGGCCGGCGCGGTCAAGGCGCTCGGCGCCGCGTTCATGTCCGTTCTCTCGCCGGTCAGCCTGTTCGTCATCGCGTTCGTCGCTCTGGCCGCCGCCGGGCTGCAGATGGTCGATTGGGCGCAGACGGGGGCATGGCTGCTTTCTTCGCTTGCCAGCGTCATCGAGACCATCGCCCCGGCCGCTTCGGTGGCCGGGGCCGCTTTGCTGTTGGCGTTCAGCCCGGCGATCCTCATGTCGGTGGTGCAACTGACGGCGGCGATCGGCCGGGGACTCCTCGCGGCGCTGTACGCTTCCGCCGCGGCCGCTGCAGCCAATCCCTACATCGCGCTCGCGCTGGCCTTCGCCGCCGTGGTCACGGCCGCCTACGTCTTCCGAGACGAACTAGCTCAGATCGTCGGCGTCGACCTCGTCGGGGTGGTGAAAACGGGCGTGAACGCCATCATTGGCGGGTTCGTCGGCGGCTACGAGGCGATCAAGGCCGTGTGGTCGCAGCTTCCAGCTGTCCTCGGCGGCATCACCGCGTCAACCGCGAATGCCGTGATCGGCGGCATCGAAGGGATGATCAACAAGGCCGTCGCGGGCATAAACACCCTGGTCGAAGCTGCCAACAGCGCGATGGCATCTTTGCCGGACTCCATCCGACCATCCGACATCGGATCGCTGGGAAGCGTCAGCCTTGGCCGCGTCGAGAACCCTAATTCAGGCGCGGCTGCGAATGCAGGCTCTGCGGCCGCCGATGCGTTTGCAGGCGCCCAGGGCGTCGATTACGCTGGCGCGATCGGCACAGGAGTTGCCAGTTTCGCGCGGTCGGCCACCGGCGCTCTGAAGGACCTGTCGAAAGCGCTGCTCACCAGCGAAGAAGACGGCAAGAAAGCCGCCAAAGCTGCCGACAAGGCTGCGAAGGAAGCCGCCAAGCTCGCCGAGGCCTACCGGGACATCGTCACTGGGGCAGAGCGGCACATCGCTGAATCACAGGCAGAGGCAGCCGCCATCGGCCAGTCCGCCGAGCAGACTGCCCGGCTGAAATATCAGACCGATCTGCTGAACCAGGCGCGCGATGCCGGGATCAACCTGACGGCAGCACAGACTGCCCAGCTTATGGGCCTGGGGGCTCAGATGGCGTCATCCGAAGCGGCCACCAGCCGGCTGACTGCCGCTTTCGATTTCGCCAAGGATGCGACGAGCGGATTCCTGTCCGACCTCCGGTCCGGGCTGGCCAACGGAGAAGGATTCTTCCAGTCCTTCGGCAAGGCGGCCCTTAACGTCCTCGACAAGATCATCGACAAGCTGCAGACGAACCTCGTCGATGCGCTGTTCTCGGCAAGCAGCGCGGCCTCGGGTGCGGGCGGCGGTGGCGGAGGCCTGATCAGCAGCATCTTTGGCGGCATCGGATCGCTGTTCGGCTTTGCCGGCGGCGGATACACTGGGGCCGGCGGACGGAACCAGCCTGCCGGCGTCGTTCACCGCGGCGAGTACGTGATGAGCGCCGGCGCCACCTCGCGGATCGGCATCGGCAACCTCGATCGCATGCACAACTCGGCCAAGCGGGGATATGCCGAGGGCGGGTTCGTCGGCGGCAAGTCGCGCGCCGCGGCGAACGATGCGCCCCAGCAGGTCGCCGTCAGGGTCTTCGTCGACGAGACCGGGAATTGGCAGGCGAAGGTCGAAGGCATCGCGGATCAGCGCGCTTCCTATCAGGTCCAGAAAGGACAGGAGCAAGCACAGCGTACGCTCATGCCGCTACAGGGTGACAAGCGCCGTCGAGGACTGTCCTGATGGCGACCGACTTCCCGCTGGGATTGGCTCCGCAGTCGGTGCTATTCGACCTAGAGAACGCCAGCCGATCCGGTGGTGTATCCACGACCGGCCTGGAGAGGATCATCGGATCTGGCGCGAGCCGTTGGCGGGCCACCTACAGCAATATCCCGGTAAATACCGCAGATGAGGTTCTCGCTTATCGAGCTTTTAAGATTGGTCTCAGGGGCCGCGCCGGGACGTTCCTCGCCTCGCCTTTCGACAGAAACACGGTCAACTGGCCGGTCGATGAGTTCGGCCGGCTCCTTAATCCCGCTTTTACGCGAGATCGGCGCCTGGACGGCTCGATCTATCAAGATCCCGAGATCCCAGCGGCAAGTCAGGTGGTGGCCACGTTCGCGGCTTCCGCTCTCCGCCGCGCGACCACTGTCCAGATCGCGGTAAGCCAAGGAAGCTCCATCAAGGCGGGACAGTATTTCAGCCCGTCTGCAGGGCGCCTGCATGTGATTACCGAAGTCGTGACGCTTGGGACGTATGCGATTATGCCGCCGCTGCGGGATGCCGCGACCATCGGCCAGTCGGTCAACTTCACCCGGCCAACCTGCGAGATGCGCCTCGCTACCGATGATAGCGGCGCGCTCGACCTTCAACTGGCTCGGTTCGGAAGCGTCACCATCGATATGATCGAGGCGGTCTGATGGCCCTCTGGCCAACCTACTATGCCACGCTGGCCTTCTTCGACTTTGTCGACGAGCCGATGCGGCTTTGGGACGGTGTCGGCGTCATCGACATCGACGGCTACGAATGGCAGGGCTCCGGCCAGATGGGCTCCATCTCGCCGATCAAGCTTTCGGAGAACGATACCGGCGACAAGCTGGAGTTCGGGCTGTCGGGCGTGACGCCGACAATCGTGGCGCTTGCTCAGCAATCGGAAGCGCGCGTTCGCGGTCGTTCCGTCTGGCTGTATCTCCAGACGCTGTCGACCGAGACGCTCCAGCCGGTGGGTGCGAAGAGATTCCTTACGCGAATGGTCATGGATCGCCTTGCCTATAAAGCCCACGGGCCAAGCGATCGAACCGTCCGCCTCACGTCCGAGACGATCTGGACCTCCCGCAACTCCGCCGCCTACAGCTTCTGGTCTGACCGAGATCAGAAGGCCCGATATCCGGGTGACCGCGGCGCAGAGTTCATCCCAAAGCTCGTGCACTACAAAGCCCCCTGGCCGACGTTCTGACATGACCGATCTATCGCATTTCCTCGACCGCGCGGCTGGGCGCCAGTTCTCCTGGTCGCGCTGGGACTGCCTCTGCTGGCTCGGCGAGTGGGTTGCTATCCGGCACGGCGAGAACCCGGCCGAGCTTTTCCACGGCACGTACAGCAACGGCTTCGGTGCCCTACGGGTCATCGCCCGTCATGGCGGTATTGTCAGCTTGGTCGCCTCGCTTGTGGAGCCGCTCGGCATAAACCGCGCCGCAGAGGTCCAGGCGGGCGACATCGTGATCTCTGACGCACCTGAGGGGCACGTGGGCGGAATCGCGACGGGTCGCTACGTCGCGAATGTCGGGACGACGGGGCTCTACTATCGCCGCCCCCCCGTCCTTGCCGCATGGAGAATATAATGGCGCCGGCTCTTGGCTTCGCTCTCTTCACGCTCGGCGCGCCGCTCGGCCTAGTAAACGCCGCGCTCGGCGTCGGGATTGCCGGTAGTCTTCTGTCCACGGTAGCCCCTCTAGCCCTATCTATCGGCGCTGGTCTTCTGCTGCAGCCGGACATCCCGAAGCCCAAGCCGAGCGACGGTCAGGTCGAAATCCGGCAGACCGTCCCGGCGCGGGTCTGGCACTACGGCCGTGTGAAGGTCTCCGGCCCGCTCGTCTTTTACGACTCGCGTGACGCCACCCTCTACAAGGCAGTGCTGATCTCGACACGGCAGATCGATGCTTTCGAGCAGATC